AACAACAACGTTGGAAACGCCAATGATGGTTCAGCGTTTATTGCTGAATCGTCTGTGCACAATTATTCCACCTTTCAACGTTCAAAAAAACGACCGCTGAAGATCAAAGTGAGTTGTTCCCCTGATGTTGAGGATGCTCTTGTTAGAGATTATCCCGAATTTGAATTTGATTTTCAAAAATTGTACAAAGTTTCGCATGATCATGCCGAGGTAAGTCGGTTGTGCGAAACAAAACTCTTACTTATGCGCTTAGGTTATCGCAACGGTGTCAATTTGTTGGACATCGGCGGTAATTATGCTGAACACGTTACTAAAGGACGTCACACAGTTCATTCGTGTTCGCCTATTTTGAACATTAGAGACGGTCAGAGAAAAACAGAAAGGCTTATTCGAATTAATCGATATGCCTTCAGAAATTCAGAACCCGTAGCGTGTTTACATCAACGTTCGGTTGATGAAAAAACTGCTGTTCTCGACTCATGTTCAACAGCTGTAAAAAAATTTTTTACAGATAGACCTTCAATTATGTGTGAAAACAAAACTCAAGACTGCGATTTTCCTGCTGATGTTGCAATTGCTATACACAGTATCTACGACATAAAGTTTGATGACTTACCAGACATCATGAATCGTCACAAAGTCCGAGTGTTGATGGGTACTTTTATATATACACCAGAAATGTTCGTAAAAACCGAGGGTTATGTAAAAGGAGTCAATGCTTATTATCAAATTGATCTTAAAAAAGATACCATTAGGTTTTCGTTCGTTGGTGATGTTTCAACTGGTTACGAACATAAATATAGCAATTATCTTAATTATTTAACTAGACACCATGCTTTTTCTACTACCGAAGCTTATTATTATGAATTGTTGGAAAATCGTAGTGGCGTTCAATTTTTTAAACTGGTTCATACAGGTAGTAATATTTTACCCGGAACCGTTAATCTTTTTAGAAATTTTTGGCCTATGTGCAGCGAGTACATGGTCGTTCGCGTTTACGATTATGGGGCTGATTATTCAGTGCCATTGGGTAACGTTAAGACTTTGAACGACTTATCCGCCGAGCAAATAATTGTCCCACGCAAGTTAGTGCAGCAAGGTTTGTCTTATGGCTTAGGTTTGTCCAAAAACCCAGAGAAATTATCTAACCACGCTATCCATGATTATTTACGATCTATGAACAACCGTGTCATGGTGAGTGGTACTAGTATAACCGTACCTGATTCTATCGATGCACTTCCTTTGTTTAAATTGGCCACTGTTATTTACATGATGGTGTTCTTGGAAAAACTGAGACAAGATCAAGTGTTAGGTAGATTGAAGGATTTGAGTATACAACGTTTGAAACTTCAGAAGTCTACCACCACTGCTTTATTTATTACTGCGCTTATGTGCGGTTTCGACAAACCCGAGTTGGGCGCTCGCCACGAAAGTGGTATTCGAGAGTATTTACGTGAACATTGCGGTGTCGATTTTTCTTCTGATTTAACTAATATAAGACTTTTTTATGCTTACGAAGAGTTAGTCGAGCAGACCGTATTGGACCGATTGGTTATAATGGGCGTTGACGCTGCCAC